TCGGTTTATGTCACAGTACAGGCGGTTGGTTGAGATTCGCTCACGCCTTGGGGGTACTATGCCCCCTATATACTCGCCCAATCGAACGAGAGGGGTAGGTCTCTGTTATCAATCGTCTTCTCTTTGAGTTGAGGTTGTACGAGCTTCGATGATTTTATGCGGTTGCATTGGAGGTGAGCGAGCTGCAAGTTCTCAAGACTCGCAGAGTCTCCACCTTTGGCAACCGGGATAATATGATCGACGGTAGCACTCCACGGGTCGGGAAACTTCTTGTCGAAGTCAACGGGATGTCCACATATTCCGCATATAGTCTGCGTTGAGAAGATGATCTTCTTCGCCTTCTGGAACGAGGACTTCGCTCCGTAGTGATCGGCTCGCTTCGTTTTCAAGACCCCGTCCCCCCTCTTTGTTTGCAAATAAAACCCTCCGATGGTGCTCGGAGGGAAATTGAAAGGAGTTATTATGAACATGATATTCATTCTAACTACTAACAGACTAACACTCTTTTTTTAAGATTTATTAAGTTTTACTCACTTCATCTTGTCAAAGGCATAAGACTTCTTGGATAGTTCCTCTCTTATTCTCTCGAACCTCTCGTCCTTGTCCTTGAAGTCCTCAAAGATGATCTTCGCCTCTTCCTCGTCGCTTGCACATACCGAGTAGATAGCTTTATCCGACTCAATAATAAACATTCTCTTGTCGCTCATGCCTTCCTCCTCGGTCTGTCCTTGCCGATATATGCCATAACTACGAGAGTCGCACATATAATTGCCGTGATAATGATTGCAGTATAGTTCATCCTTCTTCCTCCCCTCTTGCATCTGCAACAAATCTCTTAAATCCGTCAAGCCTTCCAACTATCTCCAAACAATCCTTCCCGAAGTCGTTATCGTTATTCTGTGCGATTGCATAAAGCCACATTTTCAATTCGTCTATCGTGAACTCGCCTTGCGGTCTTTCTTTTCTCCCGTCCTCTAATCCTTGAACATAACCCACATCAAAGTTATCTCTAACTTCTATCGGAGGTGCGTTGTCAACGATGGCGTCAATACAATCATTCCAACCGAGTTGATAGCCTTGGGTTTCCGCGGGCAACCACTTCTTCGCTTCTTCCGCATCGGGAGTGAGGAACTTGTGTTCCTTCAATTTATCTGCATCAATTAGTCTCATTGTTTGTCTCCTCGTCTTGTGTCATTTTCGTACCACACCAATAACAATATCTTTGATACTTGATGTTCTCATTACCTGTTATTTTCGCCTTGCATACAGGACACATAAAAGTATTCTTGCCGACCATTAACCAAATACTATTCATTCTCTGCCTCCATCGTCATAAAGTAGTTGCCGTCTATATATCCGTAAGCCGTGCCGTTGTTGTACCCTCGACAATTAAAGAAAAGGACATTCGGCTCCGTGCCTTGCTCATTCCATTCGACCGCTCGGATGACCGCCTCGTCTGAATAGTCCGTCCTCTCAACTATCGAGTGTCCGTTCCGTACTGTCGAGAATTGACTTGGAGCTGTGAGCACCTCCGAGATGGAATCCGGGAACCGTTCATCCTCCACTCGATTGATTATCGTCAAGGCAATAAGGATTCTACCCTCAAGGCTCTCGCTCCTGTCAGACTCCGCCTCAACGACGGAAGATATGAAGATGAAGTCCTCGACCGTCATTCCTGCGAGGTCGGCCCTCTGTTCGACCGTCATGGCTGCGATAGGCTGCGGAGCCTTGAATAGACTCAAGCCTATCGAAGCGACGAGGGATAAGATTATCAACTTATTCATCGTCCTTCACCTCCGTGAACCCCGGTTCGATCTCTCCACACCTCGGGCATTTCAATTCGTCGGGGTCTTTGAGGTAGATGAGTTCGTCATCGTCAAAGACCTTGCCACACGCTCCACACTTGAGCCTCGGGCTCTTCTCGAATGGTTCTATCTTCATCCAAGCGACTATGCGAGACCATCCGCACGGCTTGAGAGGTTCGCTCTGGAATCTCCCATTCGTATATGCGTCAAAGTAGAATGTCCTCGTCACATTCCCCGTGAACTCGGTGTAGTCCTTCTGAACGAAGTATTCGCCTTCCTCGGTCGGCTTGTCCATCTTATAATCGTGCCACTCCATCTTTTACCTCCTTCTCGTATGCCTCCTTGAGTGCCTTCTTGCGTAGTTCATAGATATAGTTCTCGTCGTAGTGGAGTCTCTTGGCGATAGCCTTCATGTTCAAGACTTCAATAAAGAAGAGTCGAAGTATCTCGCCGCCTGTTCCGTCCGCCTCAAAGATGATTCTCTCGAACGGCTCGTTCTCTTCTCGGAGGCGGTTTAGCTTATTGACGAGTTCGCTCTTGTCCCTGTTCACCTTGTCGATCGCCTCGACCATCGCCTTATCCGGGTCGCAAGTCTTCTGGACTCTGTCGGCTGAGTAGTCAACCACTCCGCTATTGAGTCTTGCAAAGGCATTTGTCTGTAAGTCTGCTATCGACTCAATGAGCGAAGCTATCGTCCGTCGGTTCTCCCGTACCTTGTAGAACTCATCTTTAAAGTCTGAATAGTTCACTCGACACCTCCCGTATATCAATCCACACGCTCGGCTTGTCCGACCATCGCTTTGTAACCTCGAGGATTGCTATTTGCTGATCGCCTACTTCAAAGAATCCGAGGTCTGCGAGAACATCGATGAGCAATTTCACGGCATTGTCGTTATCCGGCTTGGTTGCCTTGAGGCATCCCCACTTCTTCCGCTCCGGGGTAGCAAAGCCGAACTCGACCTTGAGTCTGACGGTTCCCTTGAGCTGCGGAATGGCTCTGCCTTGCTTGTGGACTTCGCTCCTGATCTTGAGCGAGTAGAGGTCTTTTTGCCTTATGACTTCCGGCTTGGTGTAGAACCTCGCATAACCTCCGACGACTCGAACTCCCTTCTCTTGACTCGTAACTGTCGGGTTGAAGTCTAAATTGAACTTAATCTCCACTTTTGCCTCCTTCTTCCATTTGCTTCATCCATTCCGCTCTCCACTCGTTGATATATTTATCAACCATCTTCCTTTGACCGCCCTCGAGCGTCTGAATCGGGATTGTCTGTCTCTTGCAGAAGAGATACATCATCTCCTTGAGCATCTGATTGTCTCGCTTGAGAATGGCGACCTCTTCCATCGTGTCAATGAGTAAGTCGATAACTGCATCTATTCCTTCCATAGTGTCGGCTCCTTTAATCTCTCAACGGGTATGTCGTAGAACTCGCTCATCTTCTGCCAGAACGCTCGGCTTGCTTTGGTGTCTGCGTTGTATTCGTAACCTAACTCTGCGTGCTGAATGGCTCCGTAGGTGTAGAATGTCGCCGCTCCTACTTCCTCAAGGGTTAGTCCTCGGTCAAGTCTCGCCTTCCGCAGGTTCGGTCTTCCGATGTCAAGCGAGTTCCGCTCCACATATCCTCTCTTCTTCTTTGTCTTGTGTGTTGCCATGATTAAATTCCTCCAAAGGGACATTGTTCTTGATTGCATTCATCGCAAAGTCCGCATACTTCGCAAAATGAATCGGGTATCTTGGTTATCTTCATGCGAGGCGGTTCGGGTGATAGCTTCTTCCTGCTTTGCTCGGCTTGGTATCTGAGCATGATCTCCGCCTTCTGGAATCGGTCTATGAGGTCTGCGATGCTTGGGTAGAACTTGCACTCCTCAACATGAAGCCTTGCCGCCATATATACGACCTTTGCATCATAGAATCCGAGAACTCCCTCCCAAGTCGTAAGAGCTGCCTTCGGGTCGGGGAAGCCTTTAAAGTTCGGATAAGCGTTCCCGAGCCATTCCATCAACTTGGCTACTTCCGTTCTTGTCATTCAAACAAGCCTCCTTCCTCTTCGTCATCTATTCCGAGGTCGGTTATGTCCACATCGTCGAGTCCCTCTTCTGCTATAAGCTGTGTAAACTGATTGCCGGACTTGGGTTTGTCTTTGGGTTTTATATCGTCCTTTGGTTCAAAGACTCCCGTCCAAGAGTTCATGGTCGATTGCTCAAAGGCAGCTATGATAGTCTTGGGGTCATCGTTTGCAAATTTGATAACCTTCTTGAAGATGAGTTCGAGTCCGTTCTCGGTGCAAGGCTTCTTCTTCGCCTTCCTCATGTCGAGGAACTGTAAGACCGACTCTCTCACTTCTGGGTTGTCATTGATGAGCGGATATTTTTTGAAAACTTCTTCAAAGGGGATATAGGGGTTATTATTCTTTAATTTAATTCTGTAATTGTATTCTTTAATTGGTATAGGTTTGTCATTTTGAGCAAATGCTTTGTCATTTTGAGCAAATGGTTTTGCCGTTTTTGACAACTCGATTTGCTCATTTTGACAAATGGTAAACCAAGTAGTGCGGTCAAATGACCTCTTATTAAATCTCCCCGTCTTAATGAAGCCTTCCATCTCGAGTTTGTCGAGAGCCGTCCTTATGCCTCTTACCGACATATAAGGGAAATGCTCTCGAAAACCCTTGACAGAGCAAAACATCCAACACTCGCCGTCTTGCTCGTTGACACCCTTCTTGCGGTTCCGCTCAACCCAATAGCGGATATATTCATATATAACCGCCGCTATGACTCCTACCTTCTCGGCGATGTCCGGGTCAAAAGAGTGCTTCTTCTTGCTCATCAGAACATATCCTCAAACTCATCGCTTGCGGTCTGCTCCGTCTGCTTGCGATCGGATAGGAACTCGACCTCATTCACAAGTACCTCGGTTACATAGACCTTGCCGTTGTTGCCGTCGTATGACCTCGTGCGGATAGAACCCTCAATGCCTATCTTGTCTCCCTTGTGGCAATACTTCGCTATAAGGTCTGCGGTCGTTCCCCACGCTACACAAGAAGGGAAGTCCGTGTTCTTATCCTTGTCGTGTCTGTCAACGGCAAGCGAGAAGGTCATAACAACCTTGTTGCTCGCCGTTCTCTTGACTTCGGGTTCTTTGGTTAGTCTGCCTGTTAAGATTACTTTATTCATAATTACTCCTCTAAAAAATCAAAAATGTTCATTTGTCCTTCGAATTGCTCTCCATTTGGGTCGAGCCACCAATGAGCCGGTTCTTTCCACGGGATGCCGAGATAGTCAAGGACTCTGCCCCACCCGTAACGAATGCCCTCATCGTCAACGCAGCAACCATTCATCCAGAAGTCCCACTCTTTGGGCGACCTCTCATAGAGCCTGTCGAAGCGGTGAGGTCGTTTCTCAAGCTGAATGCCGAATCCGCACATAGAACACCCCGTTCTCTTTTCGCCTGTCGTTGAGTATTCATAATCGCCGAATTTGTTTTTCTCTTTGCTTATGAGGACATCGCCGTATATCTCGGGGATATGCACTTCCAGATCGCAAGCAAGATGAACTATGTCGGAGTGCATATAGAATGAGAACGGAGCGGAGCGAGCCGTAGTCTTGCCCCAATAATTACATCCATGCTCTTCGAGGGCATCTTGCCTTTGCCCGCCTTCCGAAGCCATCAAGCCGAGATAAGGGACGGAGTTATGTTCCTTCGCCCATATATCGCACGGAGCCTCTTTGAGATAGTAGCAACAACGATGAGATACCTTGAAGTTGGTCGGTGCGGAATATCCAAGAGCCTTGCCCTCTTCATCTAAGCCTCCAAATAGCTTGAGATAGGTCATCGGGAGTCGCATCTTGCTGTCAGTAGTAAAATGTCCCTGCTCTCCACACTCGCCTGTTATAATAGCGTGCCGGACGGTCTTGTTCTTCTCGGTGGGGTTTGCGATAGTTGCTATCTTGTTTGCTATCCTCTTTGAAAGAACCGGGAATCCTTCTTCTTGAAGGATATTGACCTTTGACTTCAAAGGTTTAACGACGATACATCCAATCTCTTGGTGAACCTTCTGGATGGAGGCATCCTCAAGGGACGAAGCGGAAATAAAAGGTATCTGCTTCTCGGTGTACCCCATGTCCCTTATGAGATAAGCCAAAGTGATAGAATCGAGACCGCCTACGGAAACATGGCAATTTACACCTCGCTGTTGAGCCTCTTGATAGAAGTCTCTTATCCTCTGCTCGGACATTCGTCTCTTGACCTCATACGGGAGCATCTGCCGTTGAAGCATATCTCTATGCTTGGCGGCTTTGTATTCCTTGTACTCTTCGACGGAATTAAAACTCTGCGTACTCATCACTCCTCAATCGGGAACGGCAAGTCGGCAAGAACGCTCTCGATCGGCTGTTCCCTCTCCTTCTTTGTGATCTTTCCGCACTCGAAGCACATCTGCTTGCCGAACTTCGCTCTTGTCTGCTCCGCTACGGCGGACGGAGGGAACTTACCTGCGGACTCTATCGGCTTACCGCATCGCTCACAAATAAGAGCGACATTCGCCTTCAGCTCTTCACTTGCCTTCTTGGTCGCCTTTGGCTTGCTCTCGGTCTGATATTCCTCGGTGTCTGCGTCCTTCGTATCATCAAGAAGGAATAAGCCGTTAAGAGCATACTTCCTTGCATACGATGAAGCCGAGCCGGTTATCTGTGCCTCGTCCATTCCCTTTTTGGTGTCCGCCTCTCGTGCGTATGCCGTCGTAGTAATGAACTCGACTCCGTTGCTGATAGTTGCCGTTGCCTTGACATAGAACCTCGAACCCATCTCGATGACTTCATCGGTCAAGGTAACAAAGACTCCGTGCTTCTTCTCAAAAGGCTTTAATGCCTCGAGGATAGACTCTGCGTTCCTGTATGAATAACCGCCGAACTTGTTATAAAGGTTCTTTGGTGCTTTGATCTCGGCTTGAATCTTGGAAAGAACTTCGCCGAGGCTTGTTGCTTCTGCCATTAAGACACCTCCTTCAATTCGTACCGAGCGAAGCTAACCATCCGCCCGTTCCTCGCCTTGACGCTCTCTCGATTTGTAATAATCGGCACTCCTCTTCTTCGGAGGTCTGATATTCTCGCCGACAAGCGATAGATACCGAGTTCAAAGAGTGCCTTTGTCGGTGTTATGGAACCGTGAACCTTGAGATAGTCGTAGAGTTCGTCCGTCTGCGTTCTAAATTCGTCCATAAAAACCTCCTTAACTTATCCTCAAATAGTCCGAGGTCTTTAAATGTGCGACTCCCTCAAGCGACTTCAAGACCTCTTTGTCGTTGCTCTTCAAGTCGGCGAGGATAGCTTTTCTATCTATCTTCGGTTCTTGGGGTATTAAGTACTTGTCGGGTATGTTCTCAAGGTGTGCCTCGTCCATCTCTACGGACGGAGCCGTCTTACAGATTGAGAGCGAGAAGAGTTGACCTTTAATCTTCGGCTGACCGCTTAAAGCCATAGCTTGCTTCAATAGGTCTTTGCCGTTCTTGATGGCATTCTCGCAAGCCTTATAGCGAGCCGTGAGGCGGTCTATCTCCTTCTTCAAGCCTTCCATATCGGACTCGACATCGGCGAACCATTTACAGTAGTTCTCCGCCTTGATAGCTATGTCCTCTTTGGTGTTAAGGATTGCATCTTCGAGTGTCTCTCGGTCGAGTTCTCCGAGTGTAAGAAGTTCGTTCAACTTCAAAATGTCTGTGGTAAGTTCGTATAATGAAGCCATGATTAGAACCCTCCGTAATTCGGAGCATCCTTGTCCTCGTATGAGTGCATGATAACTACTCTGTCGGACTTCTCCGCTTCTCTGGCCTCAAGAACCTTTATTCTCTTCTTGTGCTTGCTGATCTCGGCTTTGTGACTCTTGAGTTCGTCCTCAAGGTCGGCAATTCTCAAACATACATTAATATACATTCCGATTAAACCAACGCTAACGAGAACCACACCGAGGATGGTTAATGCTAATAACATCTTCATAGATAACTCCTTCGTTTGAATAACTTGTCAAAATCGCCTTTGACTATCGTTCTTGCCTGTTCCGTCTTACCTTCTTGATACAACCGGGCGATGATTGCATTCTTGATTGCTTGCTTCTCTCTTGCCGTGAACTCTGCTTTGCCTTGAACTATGCGAGTCGCTTTGTCTCTGCTCATACAAGCTGCATCGCCGAGTTCCGTCATAGTCTTGAAGTAGCGACCGAGTGAGGGATAGACGGGAGTGTCCGCTCTCATTGTTTCTCCATTTTTGGAGAACCCAACTCAAAAAAATAATAGGGTATCTCCTTTGCGGGTATGTTGAGAGCCTTCCTTGCCTTCTCAATCTGACTTATTCTCCATTCGGTCTGCCCATTGAGAAGTCTTGAGAGTGTGGCAGGTGTAATTCCCGTAGCCTTCGAGAACTTCGAGCAAGTGTCGAACCTTGCCTCTATCCTCTTTTGGAGTCGGGTCTCCGTCTGCATTACCTTCATAATATCCTCCTTTCGTTTTTTGTTCTCCGTTTTTGGAGATATTTCCATTATCGGAATAAGACTCCAAAATTGCAAGTGTTATTTTTCCAAAAGTGGAAATTGTTACATTCTTGCAATATAATGAGGTCGAAGGGAGTTATATATATGAATAGCGATTTAGGAATGAAAAGACTTAACGAGGCTTTAAGGCTTCGCGATATGAACCAAACTGAACTATGCAAGAGAACGGGGCTGCCGTCCTCTTCTGTATCTCGGTATCTGAACGGAAAATCTATCCCTAAACAAAGACCGCTTGCACTCATGGCGGAGGCTTTGAAGGTTAGTCCGGCTTGGCTTATGGGTTACGATGTCCCGATGGATATTGAACCCGACTATGTTCTTGAGTCCGAGAAGATACTCTTCTTAATCGAGAGGCTATCCCCCAACGATCGAGAGCTGCTATATACATTCATCGACTCATTATTAAAGCGAGGTAAAGATAATGCCGACTCCGAGACTTGAAGGCAATAGATGGCGAATACAAACCCGCAAAGATGGCAAGAAGTATTCCTTCTCGTCGTCTCTGCCCGGCTCTAAAGGTCGCCGTGAATGTATGCGGAAGTATGAGGCTTGGCTCTGTGGTGAGGTTAGCGGTCAAAAGACCGTCAACCAAGTGTGTAGCGAATACCTCGAGGACTTAAAAGCAAGGCGAGGCGAAGAGTCTGAGTCCTACATTCAGAATGAACGCTATATAAGGCTCTATATCGCCCCAAAATGCGGAGCGAAGAAAATATGCAAAGTTACCCTCCGAGAGTGGCAAGCGGTCATAAATGAGGCAAAGGGAGCGAAAAAAGACCTATCACATAAAACCCTTGAAAATCTCCGAGCGATAATCTCGGCTGTCATCAAGTTTGGCTATGCTGATTATCAATGCGAATTGCTCCGAGGCTCGTTATATATCCCTCAAGGACATAGTAAGGAAGAAAAGGAGATTCTACAACCCGAGCAAGTCGCAAGGCTTCTGGAACCGTGCGAGAAGTGGTATCATCCGCTCTTTTGTTTCCTGATCTTGACGGGCATGAGACCGGGCGAGGCTTTAGGCTTGCAAGTGTCCGATGTCCTATCCGACCGAGTGGTTATCAGACGGGCGGTAAATGCCAAAGGTCGCATTACTGATTGCAAAAACAAGAACGCAAGACGAATGATACCTCTCGGCTCTTTGGCTCTATCTATCATCCGTTCAACTATCGCAAGGAATGAGGAATACAACCTCCGCACGGAGTGGATATTCTGCGACAAGCACGGCGACAAAGGCAATCAAAGCACTATGAGGAACCAATGGACGGAACTCAAGAAGGAACGAGACCTCTCTGGAACCGTTTATTCACTCCGTCACTCGTTTATATCTATCACTCGGTCGGTTATGCCCGAGTCGGTCATCAAGGAGATAGTCGGACACTCCGTCTCGATGCCTACATTCGAGGTCTATGGGCATATAGTTGACTCCGATTCTCGCAAAGCTGCGGAGATTATCGACCTCACTTTTGGAGACTTTGTCCCCAAAATGTCCCCGAAGGCAAAATAAAAAGCCCTTGCAACTCAATAGTTACAAGGGTTTTCGTTGGTGGAAGTGAGGGGAGTTGAACCCCTCGTTGTATGTCTTACGCAAGACAAAGTGTCCGCAAAATAAGGCTTTTTTGAGTCCCACTCGGTCGATCTGTCCGCCGTATAAAGACAAAATGTCCCCATAAATGTCCCCCAAAAAGGCAAATAAAAAAAGACCGCCCCGAGTCGGTAGGGCGGTCATAGTTAAAGGAAGTACATAGTTATTTAGGGGATGGTTACAGAATGGACGGTTCCGACTCATTGGTCTTTGTCAATAATGAGAATGTAAGAGGGCATTCCAAGTCAACTGACCGATAATGCCGTCCGGGGTTACATCGATGCTCTTCTGATAGAGAACGACGGCATAGAGTGTGTTCGAGCCGAAGTCGCCATCGACTGTGAGCGGTCTCCCCGTCTTGCCTGTGTAGCCGAGCGTTTTAAGAAGTGTTTGAGCGAGTGAGACCTCTGCTCCCTTCGCTCCGATCGTGAGTCTTGGCATCTCAATGTTCACTTTGATAACCTCCTCGTTATTCTCTTCATAGCGGAGGACATATTGCCATCCGTGTTTGTACTCATAGAACGACCTCACGGCTATCTCTCCGCCCGTTTGGTCGCCTTGCTTTCCGCCCGTAATCTTTCCCTTCTCGTTTATGCTCGCTTGAACGAGCTTATGCGAGCCGAGATAAAGTGCGGTGTGATGTTTTTCGTTCAAGAGGACATCGCCTCGTTTGAGGGCATTCTCGCCCGTATAAGGCAAGCACTTAAAACCGCACTTGATAAAGACGCTCTTCATGTTGCCCGTGTATGTCGCTCCATTCGTTCTGACCGGGATTCCTGCGGACTCAAAAGCGGAGATTACAAGCGAACTGCAATCATAGTCGGGCGACCATCTACTGATCTGATCGTAGCCGTGTGAGTTGTCATTTGCGATGTTTACGGCAAATTCTATTGCCTTTTCAACCTTGCTCATAGTTTATGCTCCTCTAATAACTGAGAATAAGTCTTCCTTATATGGTCGATAGCTGCCGTAGCATACGAATTGCGGAAGTCGGGATGAGCGGTACAATAAGCCTCATAGGTGTCTATGTCTTGGAGTTGCTGTGAGAAGTATTCCTTCGAGTGCTTGATGTCGTTTAAGAGTTCGTCATCAAAGCGGAGGATGTGAGTCCTCGCAAGGATGGCTTGATTCCTATCCACCTTATCGGATAGAACTTCGATAGCCTTCCTCAACTCGTTGTTCGTTGCTTGCTTACCGTCGTTCCGTGATATTAAGAACTTGATAAAGTCCCAGATAGCGGAGGCGGTGACTATTGCCACCGCTCCGCCGATTAAAACCTCATTCATTGTCGCTCTTGCCCTTCTTGTAAATCTGATTTGCTACGACTACTATCGCACCAAGTAGAGTGTCGATCGCCGTGAGTGTAGCGGTCAATTCTGCTCCGTGTGGGATATTCCATATTGTCACTAATGAAGCAAGGAACGCAAGAATCGGAGTAGCTATCAAAGCTGTGTTTTTGATAATGTCATAGGTCTTGTTACTCATAATTACACCTCCCGAACTGTATATGTCAAAGTCATGTCCGTGTCATAGGTCTTGTTGACCTCTTCATCGAGGTTGGCTACTGTTGACACATAAGGGTGAATGACATTGAGTTGCGTCATAAGAGTATATAAGAATCCCATGTCAAAGACGGTTCCCTTTCCCTCATTCATAGCCGTAAATCTGCGAGGGTCGCCTAATAACGGGGCGACCGCATAGACCTTATCGTTATGGTAGTAGTAAGAATAGTTATTCCCTGTGATTGCTCCGTTGTTTTGATACTTCCATATATAGAACTTATAGAAGTCTCCATTCGGAAGTAGGATGCTTGAGGCTTGATTGTAGCCGTTGGCATCGCCTTGCCTCTCTGGTGGAGCAAAGGATATGTCGTAGGCTTTTACTTGAAGCGTGTTAAGGTCGAAGCGGAGCATCGAGGGTGTTCCATTCGTTCCGCCGTTCTTACCAAGTCCGTAGAGGTAGCCATCGGTCGCATTATAGATGAACCCGTCTTTTGACATGGCGATGTTACCACTCGGTTCGCTGAATGCCGTAAAAGGATACATCCATACATCGCTAAAGGTCTTGAAGATTTCCGTATATGTCGTAGGGTCTGCCTTTGGGATAGCAATATCCCTTATAGTAACCTTCTCGACTCCACTCTCTGTGAATCCCTCATAAGCTACGATGTGGAAGGTATCGCCCGTATAGCAAACTGTGAACGGATAGTCACCGAATCGAGTGAGGTTGGAAGGAAGAGCGGTCGCAAGTGTGATGGTATGAGTCGAACCAATCTGCCTAACTACATAGTCGGGAGATGAGAGCAACTTCACCCTCGAAGTCGAGACCTCGTACTCGTCTATAAGAACCTTCAAGAAGTCGCTTGAAACTCGAATGTAATAGCCTCGTGCGTTGGTATAGTCAACTATCGTCAAGTGAGCGATAGATGAGAGGAATGTTGCCTCTACATTATATCCACTGATCTCCGAGTAGCCGAGAACCTTGTTCGGAGGGTTGAAGTCTTGAGTCCTCGCTCCGTCCGACATAGCAGGATATTTAGTGCCTTCTACATAGTCGAAGATAGCCAACTCATGAGGACAAAGACAAACAGAATTTATCTTGCCGTTTCCGCTTGCATTACCCCAACGCCACACTTTAGTGAAGCCGTCTGCCGGACTTGAGAAGTGAAAAGACTCAAGCGGAATGTAAGAGCCTCGCTTGCTATTCGTTCCCGTATAGGTGTCATTACCTGCTTGAGCGATGATCTCCGAGTCCCCTGCTATGATGGAGAGCGAGGCATTGTTCGCCTTGTCCGTAAGCAAGCAACCATCAAAGAACGACTCGGGGACTATCTTTGAGCGGTCGCCAAGGTACTGAAAGTCTCCCTCGAGGATTGCATTCTGGAATAGCGAGGTAATTGTGTTCTTCTTCTCTATTCTCTTGACGACTTTCCCTTTGCGACTCAAATCAAGCCTCATATATCCCTGTAAAGCCATTCTGTTTATACCTCCGTTAAAATCTTCATCGCATTGATATTACTTGTCTCCGATGAAATCCTTACAAAAGCTGTTCCCGTAGGCAAACCACAAAGACCTGAACTATATGAGGATATCCTACCGAGAACATTTTTTGCCGAATCGTAGCAACAGGTATAAGACAAATTGAATGAACCGCCCACTACGATGATTTCCGTATTCTCTCCGACAGGAATATAATCCGTCAACGACCATCCGTTATATGCGATTACAGCTCCCGAATTTTCTATATAGTAATTAGGAGTTACGGCTGATAGGTCGAAGGCTGAATCCGTGTAGTTTCCTCCGCCACCTTCTCCCAGATGCACATTCCCGAATATCGTCTGTCCATTTATTATTGCTTTTGCCATTTGTTAGCCTCCTACTACCTTCTCCAAGAATAACAGCGATGCGAAAAATAAAATCCCTAATGATAAGACTATTATTAAGAGTGTGTCTTCTGATTTCATGTTAGCCTCCTGTTAGATATAGAAAACCACGAAAGAATAGGTATCCTGTTGGCTCGCAAGATTCAACACTCTTGTATGAAGAGTTGTTTTGCTGTTGAAATAGCATTGAATAACAGAACAGTTACTCGTACCTGCAAGCGAAAAACCACAAAGAATTCCATAGTCCGCAGGAACTGTCAAAGTAAAATCTTGTGTGTCGATATAATTAGCAGGAACAGTTAATCCCGTAAATGTTTGTGATTTGATTTTATTGAATCCGAATTTACTCAAAGCCTCCGCAATCGTCTCTGTCTCACCCGTAGAAATGGGAATGTCCGAGCCTGTCTTTCCATCAATTTCATCTATCTTATCAGCCACGCTCTCTGTGGTGTTATACATGACCTGCGAAGCTGTTGTTGCTGTACCGCCGTACTGTTCGCCGTTGTTAAAAAATGCTCCCATATATTACCTCCTGTTAAATCTCTCTGCTATTGATTATTGCTTTTGCCATGGTGTTCCTCCTTAGTTAGTTCTCAGTCCTTCTGCAAATAATTACATTGATTCCGCCCCATATCGTTTTGTCCGAGGTTATTGTTATTGTTTTGGTGGGGAGGTCAAATGTTCCCGATATAGTAGCACCCTCAAAGGGGACTACTGGAGTTATAGAAACTATACCACCCGTAGATGATATAAAACATATATAAAAAAATGGTTTAGAAGCATTAGTCCCACCGTACAATAAAAAGGAATAAAAATCTCCAGATCTCCATTCTGATACTCTAAATGTATAGGTAGTGTCATTACGAACAATTGAGAACATTGAATTAGACACCGCCGCCGCCACACTAGTACTATCACTCGAACTCATAGGAATTTCAGTTGCGTTTGGTGTAGCAGTAGGGAAGTCGGGGACATAGACTTTACCTGCCGCCGCCTGTTCCTGCGGTGTCATGGTCTGCCAAGTTGCATAATCAATTATCTGCCCATTTGCATCAGCAATCCCTTCATCTATTGTTCTTGCATCTGTACTCGATACACTTATATCTTCGCCTGTGGTCTCGGCATCGGTCTGAATGTATATAGTCCCGTTATTCTGCTCGGCTGTGGTAAGAGCCTCGTACTGTACTGTCGTAAGTTCTTTAACGGGATGGTACTCTTCATCGAGGCAAAGCATCACGGCTTTATCTGTCAGCTTGTAAATAGAGCCGTTCATCTTCTCGGCTGTGGAGAGTGCCGTGTATTCTGCTTGAGTTAGCTGAATGACAGACGCTCCGCTTGAGATTTCTGTGACCTTGACGGCATCCCACTTTGTTGCATCAAAGGCTTCTGGGGTGGCGATCGCCGTGTTGCACTGGTAGAGTGTGCCGTCGTAGCTGACAAAATCGCCTACCGCATAGACACCTGCGTTCGCATCATAGGCGGGTGCGAGGTTCTCCGATGCTGATAACTGCATCAACTGACCGACCGAGGAATTGTTCGAAGAGGTCTGTCCGTTCTGAATCTCCATAAGGTCGGACTTTTGAGGGGTTGCGTTGGGTAAATCACTAATAAGTGCCATAAATTCAAGCCTCCGTTAAGGTATATAAGTTCTTGCGTTGCCGTCAAGGGTTGTTCTTGTTGAGCCGTCAAGGGTGGTTCTAAAGTAGCCGACGGGAGTACCCGTTTCGAGTGTCACTTCGTCCTCCCACTCTCCAACCAAAGCACCTGCCATGATAGGTGTGTACTCGTCTTCGACCTTGATAGTTCCGAGCCACTCATCCGACGCTATCATCTTCTGACCGACGAGGGTCGCCTTTACATCATCAACGGCGATTGTAGCCGTACCCGATGAAGTTTGAGCCTTGACTCTCCATCTTTGAGTCGTTCCATTCATTACATCGAGCAAGGGGTAGAACGATGGGAAGAAATGATAGGTCTCGTCCTCCGAGTAGGTATCCATAGGCTGATAAGCTATGAGGTCATCGCCGTGATAGAAGTAGAGAGTTACTGTTTGAGTATCGTCAACGAGATGGTTGAGCATCTTCAACTCGTGGAACATCATCACGGTTGTAGGTGAATTGACGGCGAACTCCACATCGATGAGAGTTGTCTGCTCTTCCGAGTTGATAGTGATCTCTTCTGCGTTGGTGAAGGTGTAGTAAGAGAGTCCATTCTCGCTCTCTTTTCGTGCGTTGCTTGCAACTTGTTTGCTCAATGCCGATGTAGCATTAGCCGCCGCCGGGTTCTCTCCATATCCCTCAATGGTCGTTGAGTTGACATTATGAACCAAAGACATAACAACACCGATGGAGTCGTTACCAATGCCACCCGTGAAGCGGACGACATCGCCAAGGTCAAAAGCGGGATTAGGCAGTAATGAAACACTAAAAGGAACGGCTCTGAACGGCTGAATAGCGTCGGCTATCGCTTGCCTTTGCCTGTCTCTTGTAGTATCTAATTCGGCTTGCAAGAGCGGATTTGAGCCTATGTCAAGCGTAAGTCCTCCGAGGTTGCTGTTCATATAGTAATCAACGGATGAGTCACCCTCATTCGTGACCGCCAACTCTGAATAGTAAGAGGTGAAGTCCGAGAACGATGTCGAGTATCTCAAACTCGATGGAATGAGGGCCGCTATATCATTTGGACTCGGCAAAGGTCGAAGCACTAACCGTCCTGATCTATCGATCGTCGCATAGCATCCACAAGCGACCGCACAAGCCGATACGAGGTCTCGATCGGTCTCGATCGTTGATGTTCGAGCAAAGTAGAACTGTTCGTTGCCATTCGGAAGAGCTGCCATGTCTTCCGCACTCATTCCGAATGTGACACCGGCATCAAGGCACGCCCAATTTATGAGAGCATACAAAGAGCCGATAGAGTTTGTGATGTTCAAAGGCTTGTCGAGCCTTGCCATGTTGTCGTAGGCGACTATCTGGAGACCTGCATCAACCCACTTCGCATCTTCAACGGTGAAGATACCGAGAGGGATATACTCGAAGGAGCTATCCCCGAGTTCTATTCCTATCTCGGGGACGATCTCAACACCTCGCCAAGAGCCTCGGATGCTCATTGAGTTTGCAAATTGAGTCGAGAAGGTCAAGTCACATTCGCCTATATAGACACCGCCCAACTCAATAGCCGTTGCCGGGCATAATTGATTGCGAACTGCGAACGAGTCCTTTACCGTGTCCTTGCCATAGAATGAGACACCGCCGACGGTTCCCCGTAGCTTCGAGGCACGGGCCGTCTTTTTTGTGGCAACAAAATAATCATTCGAGGCGTTATACATCCTTAGTTCTCCTCAAGGTCTTCGAGTTTGAATCCGAACTTATAAAAGCGTTCGGTCGGTGATTCTACTATTAGGTCTGCGGAATAACCGCTCATAAAACATTCCCATGTGATCTCGGAGGCGGTCTCTTCATCCCAGAGCGTAGCCGTAAGACTTGACTTCTTGTCGTTCGCATCAAGGATAGCCTTCTCGCTTGCCGTTCCCTTGTATGAGACGGAAAGAGAACGGATATGAGCCCGAGTGACATTGCGGAGCGTGTTCCCTGCCTCCGCCGTCTTCTTATCATCAACCGCTCTATAAGATAGCTTGTACTGATCGTTGGTGAGTTCGAGAGCGATATTATCTAATTTGAGTGTTATCTTGTCTGCCATTAGCTACCCCTCCTGTATGTCGCCAACTGCGAAGAGCGAATCATTATCGTGTCAAGTCTCTCTTGTCCGATATTCACGGGAATGACGATATTTCCGCCCTCGTCGTTAACTCCCTCGCTTGGCTCGTATTCTGAAATAGAACCCGACAAATTCGGAGCGGAGAGTGTTCTATTGAGTGTAGCTTCGAATCCGGGAGTGCCTTCCTCAATGCCTTCTTCGAGCAAGTCGAACATATCGGGCATATAGGTGTGGAAGTTGCTCAAAGGCCCTCGTTCGGGTTCCGAGAATCCGATAAAATCACGGATGCTCGAAGCCACGTTCGAAACTGCACCCTCGACTACTGATATTCCATTCTGAATACCTTGAACGAGTCCGCTTATGATATCTGAACCCCAACCGAGAGCCGCATCTACGAAGGGTTGGGTCATAGAAGCGAGTTCTGTCACCAATGAGCCTACGAGGGTAGGAACCGCAGCTATGAGGCTTGGTGTGGCTTGAATTAGGCCGTCCGCCAAGGCGATGACTAATTGTAAGCTCGCATTGACGAGCAAATCGATATTGTCAATTAGTGCTGTCACGATCGTGACAATGGCATCCGCCGCCGCAGGAATAAGCTGAGGCATAGCGACCGTAAGGCCCTCAAGGATGGCTAATATTATCTGAATTGCACTATCAATGACGAGAGGCAAATTGGAAATTGTGAACTGCACAAAATTTACAATTAGGTCTGCCGCTATCGGTGCGAGTGTAGGAAGTGCCATCAAAAGACCTTGAGCCAAGGCTTCGAGGATGGAACTTGCCGCCGTAAGGAGCGGAGGGACTATCTGTGAAACGAGTCCCGGAAGTTCCGCAGCTATGATAGGTGCAAGTGTCACTATGACCTGCGAGATGCCCGAGAGGGCATTCGAGATGACGGGTATCAGATTTGTCGCCGCTACCTCGACATTGCCGATGAGGGTATCTATCATCGAGGTGAGGTCGGCATCTGGATTCGCTACATTGGTAATGAGGTTTTGCCAAGAGGCTTGCACCGCTCCGAGTGAGCCGGATATGGTCTCACTTGCCTCGTTTGCGGTAGTCCCGGCAATCCCCATCTCTTCTTGAACTGTATGAATAGCCTCTACGATGTCGGAATATGAGTCTATGTTGTACTCAACACCACTTATAGCTTGAGCATCGTTGAGGAGCTGTTGCATACCTTCTCTCGTACCTGCGTAGCCGAGAGCAAGGTTATCGAGCATGGTAAAGTTACCACGGGAGAAACCGCGATAGGCATTTTGCACCGCCTCCATGTCAGTTCCGAGCTTGTTGGCGTTGTCTGCCATGTCGATCATTGACATATTAGTCAACTCGGCGGCTCTTGCCTGATCTCCTTCAACTGCACTTATCATAGCGGCACTCGTGGCAATAGCTGACTCCATATAAGAGTTCATATCTTGCCCCGTAGCCGTTGCCGCCTCTTGAGCGTATTGCATCATGGTAGCGGAGGCATCGCCGTAAAGCGTCTCAATACCGCCCGTGAGCTGTTCGTATTCGGCATAGGCATTGACGGCTTGAGTAGTAATCGCACCGACTCCCGTTGCTACTGCACTAACCGCCGCCGCTCCTGCTCTTGCAGCTACGCCAAGAGCACCGACCATGGCACTTCCGGCTCTACTACCCGCAGAACCACCCGCCGACTCCGCAGCTCCGCCTAATTCCTCGGTGATGGTCTCTCTCGCACCCTGCATCGAGGGAACGATAGTGACATAAGCACGAGCGAGTTCGATGTTACCTGCCATTTCTCCGCTCCTTCCTCTTCTTTTCTATCCATTCGTGAAGTTGATTTTTAGGTAAGGCTCCCTTGCCTATCTTCCTATCCTTCTTCTCGTTCCAAGGTCTCGGATAGGGTTGTGCCTTGTGAGACTTCTTACGAGAGAAGCCTCCGATCATATTTAAGTTAATCTGCGAAAGTATGTCGTATATATCCGCAAGAATGATATTCGTTCTTAATTGAGTACCCCAATCGGACACCTCGGGATGTAATTCTTGAAATGTCGCCGAGTTGGTCGGTAGTTTTTTAACGAATGAACCGAAGGCTCCCCACGATAGGGAGCCTCCGATGTCATTCAACTCGACCCCGGCAGAGGTAATCAAGTCATACTGAATCGCCTCACGATGGTCTTCAATAAACCTTCGGAGGCTTATGATTCCCCCACGGATGCACCCTGTTCTGCCTGTGTAGCATCGTTCCACGCCTTCACAAGCTGCATGATCTCATCCGTGGTTAGTTCATTAAAGACTTCCTCGGGAATGTGTTCTTTAAAGAACTCGATAACCTTGTCATCCGTTCTCATAGCCTTGAGCTTCACATAAGGAAGGCTCGAAGCCAAGGGGATGGAATAGGTCTTGTCGCCGATGGTAGCCTTTAGTACTTCAACTTTGTCTTTTCTCTTGATAATAACCTCTGCCATAGTCTTACTCCTTTATCATTAGGTCGTCTGACCGTCGTCCATGATGAGCTCGAAGTCGCCCGAGATAGTCGCATTCCATGTGATTCCCTCGGTAGCCTTGAATGCTACATCGTCAACCGCTGAAATAAAGGCTCCCGTCGAGCCGAGAGCGATCATGTCGTCGCCGTCCTTCATAATGAAGAGATAAGCCTCCTCATCGGGAGTGTTTAAAGGTGATGTGTCAACCTTGACGACATTCCCGTGTGTAGTGTCCGCCGCTATCTTCGTGACCGCACCCTCTCCAAAGATAACCTTGAAGACTTCCTCGGTCGTGTCCATGATAGGAACCTTGACAGACTCGGGGTCTGTCCCCGGCATTACTCTCTTGACCTTTAACGCCCAGTTTTTAAGCGTCTCATAGTCACGAGCCGTGTGCCATGTGATACCTTCCTCGGTAACATCGCCGACTAACGTCCAAGCTGCGGCGAGTTCTTCGGAAGGATAAGAAGGAAGAGCCGTTCCCTTGGGTGCATGATAGAACATTCCAAGAGCATAGCCTCCGCCTAACTTCGTTGCATTTGATGCCATTTGCGTTTACCTCCGTTATATTTTTATTTTGGTTTGGTGAGCAACCACCTCGAGCCTTGCCGTACACATAGCGAGGTCGGGTCTCATGGGGTCTCTTCCCCAAGAGCCGGACGCATCAACCGTGACAGCTCGAATCTCCGTGGTCTGTATTTTCGCTATCTCCTTGAGCGTACCGATAGCCATGCGGAGTAGTTCGTCCGCCGCCTTCTCGGTCTTTGCTCTCGCATCAAGCGTGACACTAAAGGTGTCTATTCTATTGTCTTCCGTGCCTCCGACTCGCTGAACGAGCAATGAAGGAGTCTTGAACTTCTCGGGGAGCGGTAAACAGTAGATAGTAAAGTAGTCCTTGAGTGCAAGCCTGATCGCATTCTCAATGTCGATGTTAATTAAGATATTCATGCACCCACCGCCCTACTTAATACTTTGTTCTCGGATTCCGCCCTCACCGATGCCTCGTCGGTAGTTCCGACAAAGGCGATATATCGAGAACTCGCCTTGATACTGTGTGCTCTGAACCCTTCCGACTCTTCCGTCAAGTCTGTGTTCGCTCGGTCGGCGATCGATTCCGCCTCGCTCCTCACTAATTGCTCGACCTCGGAAGATTGCAAAAGGTCTTTGAAGCCTTGGTTATTCCATTGGATTCGCTCTAAAGCCATATCAACCCTCCCATCTTACGAGGTTGAGTTGAATGTGAGAGGTTCTCATAGGCCCCTGCCACACTCTCGGCTCCCCATTGATTTCGTAGGTATCGCCGTCAAATATGACATGATCTCCCGCTTGAACATCCGTCTCTTCTGGAAGATAAGCCGTCCATCCATCCGAGATGCCGAGGACTCTTCCGTCTTGAGATAGAGAGGTCGTCGCAGGCTGAACGGAGCACCCGTCAACCTCGATCGTCTTCTCGGGGTTATCCCAATCGGGGACAAGCGAACCTCGCTCGTCGATGAATGTCGGTCTTACGATAGTGATACTTTGTCTAACAAATGAAGGGAGCATTAGTGACACTCCTTCCTCGGTTTCATTAGGCTCAAGGCACTAATCTGTTGCCTCTTGAGACCTAAAGTCTTAAGGTCGGAGGGCCATAATCTGATTGAACCGCTCGAGTTCGGAAGACTATATGATTGAGAGACACCGCCCGCCGCTTCACTATACGATGTCGCAGGGAGTTGCATTCCGGGAGTGTTCAACTCTCTCATAACTACATCACAAACTACGCCCTTTGCGACTTCTGTAAGGTCTTCGTCGTCTGCGATCATCTCATCGAAGTTTCTTCCGACCTTCTTGGCTTCAATTCTGATTAGAGAACTGATAACGGGTATCAACGCCCCTGCTCGCTCCTGTTCGGATGCCGTGAGAGGTCTCTTGAGGCTTACGATGTCCGCTACTGTTGCATAGTTTGTTGCCATAGTCCACCTCTCTTACTTCTTCGTTCTTCGTGTCTTTGTCGGTTTTGCGACCTCTTCGGAAGAAGAAACGGCGGAAGGTGTCTCCGCCTTGCCGCCGTCTAACTTTTCCCAATTTCCGCCTTTTACCTCGGAAGGGACATCGATGATCGCTCCCGTAATCTTGTTACGGTAACGCATCATCAAGCCTCCTCGATTCTTGCAAAAGCCTTTCCGTCGAGGATTGCCCAACCGTACCAAGCCTCGGCACGGAGGTAAACCTGATTGTAACCCTTGAGGTCGTTGCCGCTGTTGTCGGGGTCGCCGTACTCGATCACCTCGAAGTTGATGATGTCTGCATAACCCCATCTAAAGTAGTTCTCGAAGTCGCCCATATAGCCGTGCTTCTTGGCAACTGTGGAAACTGTGGAGTTGACATCGGAGGCTACGCCCTTGATTCTCTCGGGATTTGCACCCCATGCGAGTTCGGGGTACTGAGGGATGCCATTGACCTTTACTGCTGCAAGAGCACCGGCAAACGTCTTATCCATAGCGAGACCTGTAAAGTCATAGTCACCAAGGGCTGTGATACCTGTATTGATATTACCCTCCGGGTCGGGTGTTGCGGGAACATAAGTAACCGCTGTTACATCCGTGTTGGTGTCGAGAGAGTTTGTACCGATGAGTGCGGAGGCGGAACCTGTCGCAGGGTTTACACCATGGAGAGCCATGATGTCAAGACCACGAGCAATCTTCTTTCCAAAGCCGTCTGTGAATGCTCTCATGTACTCAAGTCTCTTCTCGTCGGAGCAACGAATGAACTCATCCGATACTCTCTGTCCGTACTCAACCTTGAGAGGAACCATCTTGACAACATCGTTGCCGCCTGTGTGCTGACCCTTTGCAGCTCCCTCGGCTACGAGATTGACTTCTCCGTCGAGAGAGAAGGTCATGATGTCTGTGCCGCTAAAAGAGAGCGGTTCCTGCTTTGAGAGCTTTGCAAGTGAGCTGTGTCCCTGTGCCTTTACGAATACATCCCTAACCAACTCTGAAGGGAATCCTGCTGATGTGAATGCCATTTTGTTTTTTCTCCTTTGTTTAATCTGTTTTTATTGAACTCAAGAGGCTCTTAAGACCTGCGTCTTTATCGTCCTCGTGGTTCTCTGATCTGCGAAGCGGGAGCAAACTTGAACCGCTCCCGACTAACTTCTTGATAGACTCTGCATCTTCACGAATAGACTTCTCATCTTCTCCTTTGATACGGTCTATCCATTCAAACGACAAGCCGACCTCGTGAGCAATCCGAGACTTTAATGAAGCCGTCTCGTAGGCTTTGTTCTTCGCTGTGAGGTCTGCGATAGTCTCCTCATCGTTCTTGTGAGTCTCCTTGTATTCACTAAAGGCTTTGTTGAGTTCGTCGAGGCCCTTTTGATGGTCTTCCGGGGAAATCCACCCCTCAAATCTCTTCTCCGTGGTCTCACGCTCTCTCTTCAAGCGAGTAGTAATAATCTTGTCTAACTCTTCCTGTGTCTCGATGGGTTTAAACTCTTCTGCCATTTGTTTGTCCTTTCCCCGATTTAATCCGTTCGGTAACGTAGTTAATAACTAATGCGTTGCTTGCGAGCCTCTTTGAGAGTCGCACACGCACGAGTCGCTAATACACAAGACTCCATCAACGCCACCTCAATGGCATCGTCTAAAGTCTTATAGCCATATCCGCCGCCCGAACCTATCGCCCGGTGCTGACAGTTCGTGACACTCTGTCGGAGTGCCGGTTGTCCGTTATGGCACACGGTATGGTTCGCTATGGCGGTCTCGAAGTCCGAGGATGCTTGCACTACTTCCTTAACCTTGCACTCGTTTACGCCCTTGAGCTTTTGCTTGTGACACTCTCCGAGGAATGTCTCAAGCCCGGAAGCACCGTCAACCAAGACCGTCTTCACGTTGCACTTGATAAGGAAGTTAAGAATCCACTCATTGCCTTCTCTTTGGTTTCTACAATCGATCGCCTCGACGAAGACTCTTCCGTCTTCCGTCTTGGCAGCGACCGACAAGCATACATTCATGCCATCTCGACCGAATTTGACACCTGCACAAAGAGGACGCTTCACTTTCGGAACCGTCTCCACTTTGCAAGCATCCCATTCGGGGGCCGAGATTGCTGATTGTTGGTTGTAGCGAATCCAAAGTCCAAGCCTTTGAATGTTGAAGTCTATGTCATCGCCGTTTATCTCATCTTGAACGACTCTCTCCGTGAGGATTGAGCCGAGAGATGGACTTGTAAGATACCATGCGTCTTTATCATGTACGTTGGTCTTATGATCGACCGACCACTCCGCCCATCCTCCGTTGATCTTCTCGCCTCGCAAGGTCTCATCTCGGAATGTTCGGAAGACATCGCCGCCGGACACCGCCGTCGGTGGAGTTCCACACATGATAGTTTGAGGGTTCTTCGACGATGAAACGACATAGTTTAAAGCCGTCTGTTGAGCCTGTGTGTACTCTTGAGCCTCGTCTATGACTAATAAGTCATAACCCGAACCCAACGCACCCGAGGACGTTCTCGTGCGAAAATCGACATATCCGCCCGTCGAGGGTATCTCTATTCGCTCTCGACCGATAGCCTTATAAGTTACTATCTCGATTCCGATAGCCTCAAGCCTCGCCTTTAGTCGTTCCCATGCTATGTGAGCGGTGTCGGTGAGGTGTGCGGTGTGTAAGATATGCTCGCCTGTGAATAGTCCCCATATCTCTCGAGCCGTGAGTATCTCGGTCTTACCGTTCCTTCGAGGGACGGAATAGCCAAACTTAGTGTGAACCCACAAGCCATCGTCGTTGACCGCCATGATGTCGCTCAACATCAAGGCTTGCCACTCTTGGCACACGTTATTGCTCAAGTTATATAACTTGACCGCTTCATCCCCGTATGACTTCTCATACGGCAAAATATAGGATTGAGTCGGGATTTGATTCCCAACTCTAATCATCTTTGACTTTGTCCCTCCTTGGCTTGTCCCGTGAATGTCTCCTCATAGTTCACCTCGTCATATCCGCAGGTTCTACGAACTGCGTTCTTACTTGGTTATTCACTCTCTCTGTATATCTCGAGCCGTTCCGCTCGGTCACAAAATCAATAGTGCATCGGCAATTCTCATGCCTTCTCCATACATCGTTGCCTTTGTCCCTAACATCCCGATAGTCATAGCTCCCGGCGATGTCTCTGCACCACCTACAAGCCTTTGACTCCGCTACACGGATGACTCTTGAGGAGATTCCCGCTCTGTTCATCGTACTTGCGTTCGCTCGGATAGCCTCATCGACTACATTCTGCGAGAAGTTCGCCATCTGGTCGTAAAATGTCGCCTCGATGTTCGTGAACTCGGGGTTGTCTCGAAGTTCGGCGACGATTCCATAGACTCGGTCTTTGTCGAATGTCGGCTCTATAAACCTCATACCAATCGAAGCATCGGCATTAAGAGCCTCTTGAACCGTCTCACAAGCCTCTACGACTATTGCATGGTCGAGACCGAGCGAGCCGGGGATGAGGTTCTCTATATCCCACTCGGATATATCAACTCCCGGAGCGTATCGCCTTAACACTTGGGCGAGACAATCGCCTATTCGAGCTGCATAAGCCGAGGCGGTCGAGTAAGTCCCCGTCCCGTTGTTTATCCGCTCAAGTAGCTCTTGAGCCGTCCTATCGTTCGCTATCGCATCGAGGAACGGTTGTCTTATGTCTTCATACGTCAAAGCCATTATTCAATACCCGTAAGTCTTCTCATACGCTTTTCATCGATGAAGCCGGAGATGGCAAGGTTCAACTTCTGAACGCCATCGCCTATGCTTGCAAGCATTTGTGCATCCGGCTCGAATGTAGGTTTCCATTCGATCTTGGTCTCGAAGAGAACTTCCCTCTGGTAGTCCTGATCGTCTCTGATACAAGCTCCCATGTAGCCGACATTCTTAAATCCGACACCGAAGCATCGTTGAGCCTTGCTTGCCATGAGTCTCAAATCCTCATGCCCTGCCTTTATCGCCTCCGCACTTGACGGGTTACTCGTGACAAAGCCGAGGTCATCAAGCGTAAGACCCGTCTCACCTGCAAACATCGATGCCATTGCCTTCAACTGTTCGACATGAGGAGCCATCGAAGCTGCTTGGAATTGTCCGATGGAAGGAATATCGCCGTCCTCGTCCTTTGTGAACGAGAGCATTGCCGACATAGTGGCTTGCCACTTGTCGAGAACATCCGCATCGGCGGAGAGGCCCGTCACATACTTTTGAGGGAACGAGTAGAACTCGGAGGATATTTCCATCCTCTTGACCGTCCTCATAGCTGACTTTGTAATCTCCATGCAAGAACGAGAGATTCTTGAGTGTCCGAAGGGTCTCTTTGCATCCGGCTTATAGATAATCGGCACTAATGCACAATAACGGGAGCTGAATGTCTCGACCGCTATCGGCTCGGCTTCGCCCTTCACATAGACCTCAGTTCTTCCGGGTGTGAGATATGCCCATGTTACCGGCTTGTCGTTGTCGTCACGCTCAAGGACGACATATCCCTCGGTCAATAGTTTGGTAAGCTCGTCAATCTCGCCCGTGGCGTTGGAACCGTCAACGACTTGGAATCGCATCTTACGGACTCCGTCGAACTCTTCGCCCCTGCTGATATATACGAACGAGCATGATGTGATAAGGCTCGAGAGGATAGCATCGTCAAAGAAGATGTCGGGGTTGTTAAGGTCGAACATCTCCTTGAATTGGAATGTGTCATTGTCGAACCCGTCGAACTGCAAGCGGTCTGCAAGGTTATCGACCGCCTTTGTACACCAACCATTAACGACCTCGAACCACCTCAAGCCTTCGGGAGTCGAGATTCCGAGGTCTTGGGCGGTCTGCTTCTGCTCGTAGTATCTATATCGCAAAAGAACTCTATGCCTTTTCTTTTCGAGCTTTTTTGCGAGGTATTCCATTCCTCTCATTTCTTCTTACTCCTTATCTTCTTGAGGATGTCGTCGGGTGTCGGTCGAGTCTCGGAAGTATCGACCACCCCGTCAAGCATCGTGTTAATTGAGTTCATCGCCATGATGCGAAGCGTATCTTCGATCGTGGCATCATCTCGGATGGCTGTCAGAGCATCGAGGTTCTTCTGGAACTGCGGATGCTCCGAGGCATTGTCTTTGGCGATTAGCTTATGAATCGCCCTCACCGCTTGGATGACTGCTATCGGCTTTGATGTCGGGTTATCCCGGATAAAAGCACAAGCGGCAATGTTCTTATCTAACTCTCCGTTATATTTATTAGGCATATAGGACACACATCCTCCATCGGTTTATGTCACA